CCCAGGACGTAGCCACCTTCTACAGGCCAAAACAACGAGGAACAGTATTCCACGTCGTACCATTCAGTACTCACCTTGACTTTGGCTTTGAAGCCTAGTTTAAGGAACGCTAGTTTGAGCATCTTGGCCAACACTTCTCGGAGTTTCGCCGGTAAATGACCTTCGATAACCAAAAAATTGTCGTCGCCATGGACGAGCATTTTGTACTCGCTCCTGCATAGCTCTTGAAACTTGCGCATGCACCACTCCATCGTCGCTCCATTGTTGAGGGAGTTACGAGCCGACGTGTCGGCTGACCCACTGGTCATGGTGTAGTCCACAGTGTACTTTGCACCTTTGCTAGTGTAACCGTAGGCGCGTTTCATTGACGTAAGCGCAAACGAAGCATTCCCGTAGGAATCGATGCCACATCTGCGGTACACCCGCGCGCCGTTTTCGTAACAACCCTCGCCTTGGCAGGAGTCATAACGCTCGGCATCACACTCGACGATAGTCACGTCTCTGTTTCCGAAACGCGCTCTCCACTCGCCGATCTCTTCAGCGGTCATCCCGGAAGTATAGCAGATTTTGTTGTCTGCATTCCAGTGTTTGGCCAACTGTTTGGAGAATTTGTGCATGAATGGTCCATAGCTGACACTCAATCTGTCTGTGCCAGCCTGGATAGCTCTGGGGTCGAAGTCTTTCGGGGTTTCACCTCCCTTCATAGTCAGCTCTCGCTTGACAAACAACGACCTTTGAAAGTCTTCCTGACATAGATCCTTCTCTTCCAATGACTCCCATGCCTTGAGGTGGCGGGCTCTTTTGTCTTTTGGGAAGCGATCGTTCCAAGCGTGAAAGTCGGCTTCCAGGTCTGAGCCATCGATGACTTCAAACCCGGACGTGAGCTCTTCGGTTAGCTCATACACCTCTTCCCAACACCCGTCGTCTGGATCAGGGGTAGCAACCAGCGCTCTGTTCACAGCAGCCACGACCTCATTGTTCTTCGAGGCATATGGGACAATTGGTATGTATGAACTGAACGTTATCGCTACAGGATGGAATTGGGGACGATCCTCATCGACCTCAATCCTTTCAGCATTGCTGATTTTGGCCGACGTCTTCATGGCGGCCAAGGGCATTGGAGACTCATAACCTGGCAAACCTTTTGGCCAGGCTTTTGCAGCGTCAAAAGAAGGTGCGGGGACAGATGACCTGTCCGCGTTGTAAGCTTCGGCCGTCTCGTATATGGCGTCGACAGACCCACAGCACAGCAAGGAAGTCCATTCCAGAGACATGCTGTCGGATAACGCGCGATACAGACGGTGCATACGTGGCGTGCACAAACGGTTGAACGCGATGATCTCGTCGTTCAATGTGTAGACAAAGGCCATAGCTGCTCCGTAAACAGCACAAACCAGTTGCATCTCAACGGGTATCGACATCTTAGCCGAACTGGCCAATTTCTTGGCGGTGTTGATGCACAGTCGCAGGCCGGCCTTGTCCCTGGGGACGCCGACCATCTTGAGTGCGACGGTCTTGACAAAATCTTTCGGTAGAAGCACCTGTTTGGTGCCCTGCTTCCTGACCCACATGAAACTCCCACAGCTAACGATCGTAGCATTCGACATCTGAAGCAACTCCAATGTTGGTTTAAAGTTAGTCTCGTCACCCAGATTCAGAAGCCCTCTAACAGGCCCCCTGTGGGAATTGCGATCCAAACTATCCAACAAAGGAAGCGGTTCATAAGCATCGACGATGGGCTTAGTAGGTAGGTCCGCAGCCGCGAAGCGCAGAATCCAAGTGTCACCAACTTGGTAACCGTTCCACGCCATGGCGATTCTGTTTCCGTTAACCTTCTCCTCGTAATAGGTGTTCTTCAGCCAGAAACACGGATCATGGCTGTACCCTACGAGATTCCCGAGCACATTCATGCGCACGCTCAACTTTTCTCCAGTCATTACTTGGTAAGAGGACTCGACGTAATCGCCATTGTCATGCATCGTGCCGTACATTTGATCGAACATGTGGACCACAGCAACCAACGTCTTGGCTTTGCTACGGTACAGGAGCGTCATCACCTCACCAGGGGTGAGATAGTACAGTGAATGGACTGACAGATAGCAGTCGGGCGTGAACGCGCAATCCAGCGCGTTACGGGAACATTTGTTTGCGTCGTCACGGTAGTCAGATCTACGGACGACGTCGCTGCTCGAGATGATGGGGTTGCAAGAGTGCACTTCGTACCTCTGCATTGACGCGTGTCGATTCGCGTTTCCTCCCACATCCGATATTGAGCAACCAGGGACCAGCTTCTTTAGGTCCCGGTATGCCAACTCTTCACAGATAGCCCGCTCGGTCGCACCGAGCGGGTGAGGATGCATGGGCCCTTGACCAAACTCGAAATTCCAGTCAGGGAACACGCTTTGTATCCTCTTCATTTGCACGTCCGACACACGATGGTGCCGTCTAAACGTGTTGTCCCTCATCAAGGACGTCGACGTCGCGCGGCGGGATTTGTGCCCCGTCGTCTCGGTCGTTCTTCCGGATTCGTGCCCGGCTACTCGTAAGTAGTTTGGAGTCGATGACTCCATGCTTG